ATGGGAATACAAGATCGTGATTACTACCGTGAGGACTATGCGGAGAAAAACGGCATGCGTTATGACGCAAGTCGTGCCACATATTCGACTGCTCAACATACTCAGGCGCCTGAGTCTGTGCGTTACCGGCAGGAACCGAAGAAGAAGGCCACCTTTATGGATAAGTTCCTTTGGGTGATGGGTCTTGTTCTTGGAACCTGTGTCTATTTCGGATATTTCAGGGCGGACTTTTTGCGCTGGCTATCCAACTGAAAAGATGGGCGCATTAGCAGCTTGGCCCTCGGTCTGGGCTAGCTCGTCTTCTAGCAGCTCGATTTGCTTCATAAGGCGCTTGTTTTGGCGTTTCAGGCTTTCCGCCAGCGCTGCGTGCGCCGCAGCGTGATTGAATGCCACGGCATCGGCTGTCATGCGGCCCCAGGTTGACTCCCAAAAAAGGGCAAGCATCACGGAGCGTGGCGCTTGCCCTTGGGCACGGTACTTGCGAAGCGTTGAGGCGCTGATTCCGAGGTGGCGGGCTATCTGGTCGATATCGCCATGGATGTCGTTGAGCAGCGTGTGGAGATGGGGGAGATTGGCTTGAGATGGTGCACGGAACATCACATGACGTTCGGGCGATCGTTATACAAAATGGAGCGATCTACGGTTAAGCAGCTTGGCCCTGAACCGGACGGCCAAGCTATTTAACATAATATACATTCCGCCGCCGTTTGGGTCGTGTTTACTACGGAAGCAGTAGCAGCACCGCTTGCACCCAGCAGCGTTCCAGCAAGGGCCGCGCCCGTTAGAAACTTGCGCACCATGCGCGTTTTGCACGCGCTTTCGCGCTCGCTTTCCAGCGCGGCAATCACGATCCATTTTTGTGGGTCCTCGCCTAGTTCCTCGGCCAGGGCCCCAGCAATTGCAGGGCTCAAATTTCCTCTGTGCTTCGCTGTGCGAAGTGCGTTCCCGCTGAGCTTCAGTTGTGCAGCCCATTCGGTTGAATTCTTCTTTTGCAGGGCTGCCTCTAGCAGTTCCATGGTTGTTTGCATAGTTTCTCCATCACATGTTGTGATAACGCTACGACATGTGATGAATCCTATTTGATTTCTGCATCACATGTTGTAACGTCCGGCTTCATCACACATTGTGATGCAACCCAGGAAATCAACATGATCAAAATTTCGGTGACGTCGACCGAGACCCGCAACATGCGCGGCAATGGCAAAACCTCTGGCAAGCCATACGACCTCTACTTCCAGACGGCATACGTGCACACGTTTGACCGCACCGGGAAGCTCAATCCTTACCCCGAGAAGACTGAAATCATCCTGGACAAGGATGAGCAGGGTAACCCGCTGGTCTATCCGGCTGGTGATTACATCCTGGCCCCCAGCTCTATCGAGGTTTCTCGCAACGGTGACATCACCGTGCGTCCTCGGCTGGTCAAGCCGCAAGCGACTCCCAAGCCTGCACAGGTCTAAGGGGCTGCCATGGAAACCGCAGCACGCGAGGCCATGGCTCAAGGGGCGCTTCTGGCGCTCCTTTTTGCATGGAATGAACACCAGCCGCCCGGCGTGAAGGCAGACCGCGTGACGGTCACTTTGCACGTCGATACCGACCTTGTGTCGTACAGCGAGGCCACGTTCTGGGCCGGTGATCACGCCATTGGCGGGGAGGGCTTCTGATGGCTCTGCTCGCATCAAACCTCAAGGCGCTCTTGGCGCTGCCACCTTCGCAAGACCTGCGCGTCATGCGTGCTCGTGAGGAGACCATCAGCGTGCTGGTGGCTCGTTTGGAAGCGTTGGGGGAGGGCTTCTGATGATCACGCTCATTTGGGCCACTCCCGGTTCCGGCATGACGCTGGATATTGGCCGCATTGCCCCCGTGCCTGAGCGCCTCAAATTTGCCCCCAGCAATGGGGCGCTTCACCTCGACTATCTGCGCGCTCTGGCTGATGAGCTGGATGCTCCATATCGCTGGAAAGCAATACCTCCAGACTATGACCGCCAGTGCTATGACGTGCATTGCGCGCTGCGTCGTCATGCTGCGTACCTGATCGATGTGGGGGTACGTGCATGAAGCCCGAATTCGGTCAAGGCTTCAAAGATCATCTGAAAAAGATTGTGGCAATGCCGCAGTCTGAATTCCGTTTTGATCCGGATCGGGATAGGCCTTGGGCAACGATTGGCAATCAGCATGTGAGCCCGCGCATGAAGGCCGCTCGAGCGCGCTATGTGGCCCGTTCTGAGGCTAATGCGCGCGTCCAGCACGCACGCATGGCCGCGTTGCTGGGCGAGGTGCAGGCAGCGCGCGAAGCGCGCGGGCTTGTCTCACTATCAACAAGTTGCAGGATTGGAAATTCAGGTTCTTCGATTGCTGATTTCATTGCTGACACCATTGAGATTGACCATCAAAGAGCCCGCATTACCCGCATGCAAAAGAGCGTGGGTATCTCGGCGAAAGCCCTGCACCACCTGGGCAAAAAGAATCAGCGCGTCTGGATGCTCACGCTGACCTATCGCGGCACAAACCGTGACTGGCGTGCTCATCACATCAGCCGCTATCTGGATGGTCTTCGCAAGTGGCACTACAGCCGCACGGGCTGCAAAAAGGTTCGCTATGTGTGGGTCGCTGAGCTGCAAAAGCGCGGCGTCATCCATTACCACGTGTGTGTCTGGCTGAACAATGGCTTAACCCCTCCAAAGCCTGATAGCGCTTGGAAGAAAAACGGCGTGTTTCAAGCGCCTATGTGGACGCATGGCATGTCAAACCGGGTACGTGCAACGCATCCCGTTGCCTACCTCATGAAGTACGCCAGTAAAGGCACATCAGAAGGGAAGTTTCCGCATGGCGCTCGGATCAGTGGTGTTGGTGGGCTTGATGAAGTTGGCCGCGGTTGCCGTCGCTGGGTTCTGTGGCCTGCGTATGTGCAGGGCAATGCTTCGATCAGGGACAAGTTCAGACCTGCGCCGGGAGGCGGCTATCTCAATGCTGAGACCGGCGAACTCCTACGGTCTGAGTTCGTGCCAACGGGCGGCGGTTTTACGCGATTTGTGCGCGTGCGAACCACTCCCAGAAGCATTAAAAACACCGGAGGGCCATTTAGCTGGCTTTCGGACAAGCCGGGGGTGATTCATGCGTGATTTGTTGTTGTGGTGCGCGCTATGCGTGGCCGTCACGGGCTGCGCATCACTGGCGCCTGAACCTGAATGGGTGCAGGCCGTAACAGGGAAGTTTTGGTAATGGATCAAAACCTCATAGAGCTTTTTGTCGCTGCTACGACCTTCTTTGCATTTGTGCTTGGCTACAGGCAGGGGAGGGTCGGCTAATGCTGATTTCTGCATACCTAGGGCTGCTCGTCTTCGCCTATTTCGCTGGCTACAAGGTCGGCTATGTCGTCAAGTTCATCAACCAATTGGGCAATGGTGCCTAAGCGTTTGCCGGTCGCACTACCGGCGTTTTTGAGGTGTTCTATGAAGGAAAAACTGAAGACTCTGCGTGCACGCGCAATGGTTCTGGCTCTGTCTGCTGGCCCGGCTCTCGCCATGGCTGCTGATCCTACCGACCCCGTTGCGGCCATCGGTCAGGCCAAAACTGATATCAGCCTGATCATCGTCGCAGGCGGTGGTGCACTGGTGACCCTGGCTCTGCTCGGCGTGGGCTGGGTGGTGGGTGCCCGTTTCGTCAAGAAGCTGGGTCGCGCTGGCTAATTGGACAGGCGCTCTGCTGCCCCTGCGTAGCGGGGGCGGCAGGGTGCCTAAACATTATTTATTGCTATGCAACGGCTGCTGCGTTGGTTGATTCTTTCATGTGTGCTTTCGTTCATCGGCACGGTTGGTGCTGCACTTCCTTTGCAGGACATCTATTGCCGTGACGGTCAGCAAGGCAATATGTGCGGCACCAAGGAAAGTCGCAAATCGGCTTATCAGGCTTGGCTTGAATCTCCTGGTGTTCGCGGTGTGTGTGGTAATGGTTCACCGGCTGCCATTAACTCCGTCTTTGTTATCGCCGAGAGCCCCACCTCGATTACCTTTAATTTTGACGAGCGCGGTTGTGACGGTTCGGGTCCTTATGGTAATTCAGGAGAGGGGTTGCGCGGATCATTCTCTCGTGTGCAATCCGGGTGTCCTGCAAATTCAACTCAATCAGGTTCATCATGTATTTGCAATCAAGGATTTAGTGAGGAAGCTGGTCAGTGCTTGGAGGGTATGTCATCTGAAAAGGCATGCGGTGCAGCTTTCTATAACTCAAACGCATTCGGAAATACCTCATTACCTGTCGTCTTGGATGGTCAGTTAAATTCTGGTTCTTACTGTCAACCCCAGGGCGACAGTATTAAACCCGGTCTAGCCTGTGCAATGAATTTCGATCTTGAGATGAGTTGGAAAACTGATGACGGAAATTGGCATTCAAGGGGTATGCTTCAGCCAAAGATGATCGGCTCAAATTTTCAGCCATGTGTGCCGGGACTGGATGCATCTACGAATCCACCAGATCCCGATAAGCCTCCAGAGCTTCCTAAAAAACAGGATTCGACCTGCCCGAATGGCTATCAAGGTCAAGTTGGTGCTGAAACTAAATGCGTCCCTAGCTACGGCTATAACGGAGTGAATTTCGCGCCTACGACAAAGTACGATGAGGACGATAAATCCCGCACGGAGACGACAACAAAAACGGAGTGCGCATCGGGGAAGTGCACTACCACGAACACGGTCAAAGTTACCGACAAGGCGACAGGCCAGAGCACCACGACTAGCAGTTCGTCTACCGAGGTTGATAGAGAATGGTGTGCCAAAGCAGAAAACAAAAGTAAATGCGCGTCAAATGGTAAGCCTGCGTATTCGGGACAGGAAACTACCGGTTCATCAACAAGTGGTGGTAATGGCAGTGGCGGTGATGGGGATGGTGACGACAAAGGTGGTCGTTGCGGTGCAAAAGGTCAACCCCCTTGTAAGATCGATGAAACCGGCACGCCTGATGGCGAAGGCAAATTCGATTCGGCACTGGATAAACAGGCGCAGGATCATCAGCAGCGCATGGATACCCTGTCTGGGATTAAAAACTCTGCGGATAAAGACACATCAACTGGAACTAATGGCGGTTTTCAGTGGTTAACCCATAAGACATGCAGCCCGTGGAATCTTGGTGAAATGAAAATACTCACTGAGACATTTAGGCTGGAAATTAATATCTGCGCGATTGAGCCTTATGTAGTGCCGGTTATGAATTTCTTGTGGATTCTCGCAACTATTTGGATGACGTTCGCTCGTGTTGCTAGCGTCATGGGAGCGAAGGTGGACTAATGGCATTAATCGGTGGATTAATTTCTAATCTCTTGGTCGGACTGGTTAACTGGTTCGCTCAATACTTCGGGCGCAAGGTCGCTTTTGGCGCAGCGACGGTCACGGCGATGACGGGCCTCACAGTAGCGCTGTTCGTTTTTATGCGGGGCATCGTTGGCCCTCTGATTTCTCAGCTCGACGGCACCATGACAGGCATGTTCATGGAGGCAATGCAGATCGTGATTCCTCCAGTGGCTCCTGGCTGCTTGAGTACCTATTTTGTGGTGTGGAGTGCTGCGACTGCCTACACATGGCAACGCGATCTGATCCACCTTTTTGCTAAGGCGGGGTAAGCCATGCCTGTCTATGTGGTGCAAGGTAAGTTGGGCACAGGCAAAGGCCTGTATTGCATGCTGAAGATGGACGAGGCGCTACGCGACGGGCGCCGGGTAGCGACAAACTTCGATCTCTTCTTGGAGCATTTGCTCCCGGCCCAGAGCAAGGTGTCGGCCATTCGTGTTCCGGACAAGCCAACGGCTCAGGACCTGGACGATATTGGCTCAGGCAATCCTGATGATCGTTTCAACGAGGAGCGCAACGGCGTTCTTGTGCTGGACGAGCTCGGTAGCTGGCTCAACTCGCGCGGCTTCAATTCGCCTGAGCGTGCGGCGCTGCTTGACTGGCTCATCCATGCCCGCAAAAAGGGTTGGGACGTCTATCTGGTCGTGCAGAACATCGACATGATCGATAAGCAGGTGCGCGTCGGTCTGGCTGAATATCAGGTGCGCATGATCCGCGCGGACAAGATCAAGATACCGGTTATCGGTACGTTCTTGGGCAAGCGTGGCAAGTTGCCGAAGTTCCATATCGGCAATATCAGCCTGACCGATGTGCCAGGTGTAAACATAGATCGCGAATGGTTCAAAGCCGACTATCTGTATCAGGGCTATGACACGCTGCAGATCTTTCGTGACTGGGTGCGCAATCCTGTTGATCCGCGCTTCAAAACTGAGGTCTACGGCGGCCCTTATAGCTTCCTTAGTGCATGGCACCTCAAGGGCCGTTTTGAAGCACCACAAGCCCGGAAAACGCTGTTCCAGCGCCTGTTCGGTAAGCGGCACGAAAAGCTAGCACCGAAGCCGCGCTTGCCTGCTGTGGCCTTGTGTTCCAAGTTGCCGCCTGATGAAGCCTGGGCACTTGCGCGGCGCTATGTCCAAGGGGGTGCGTGATGTGGTGGCTAATCCTTTCGTGGTTGGTAGGTGTATGCGTCTGCCTCTTGGTGGCTGGCAAGCTATGGGACGAGGGCGGCGGAGAGATGGATAAGCCATGGGAAAAGCGCTGAATTTTGCCCTGGCCATGTCCGTCGCGGGCATGGCCATGCTCGCCAATGCAGCCGGGCCGAGTAGGGTGGCGGGCTGCACAAAGACTGCCAAGGCCTGCACCTGCTACAGCCATTCCGGCCGGCCTATTGAGGCTGAAAAAGAGTTCTGCGAATCCAAGTTCGCATCACGTACCGTGATGACGTTTGAGGGCGGTGATATTTCAGCACTGGTCACTCCGGTTCGCATCAAGCCTCCAGAGCCAGAAAACGAGCCATTCAAAAAGCTGCCGATCCAGTGGCTGATTGAGCACTGATGGGCGTATCGGGGGCCTCTAAATTAAATGGCCAATCAGTCCTTGGCCATTTTTATGACTACAGGTTCTAACAGCTGATGGGGGTATCGGGGGCCGAGCCCCTGATGTCAACCGTCGATCAGGCATTGCCAGTTCTATCGATAGGATTGCGCGCGGCACCTTCTGCAGTTACATGCACCTGGCTCGCGTGGCGCGCTTCCGGCAAAGATCGGGCCTTCGCTCCGTGTCCTGAAAAACAAATCGGCGAAGCCGCTGCGGTGCTTAGATACACTCCCTTGCAGGAGGGTGTAGACATGGCTCGTTATATGGCTGAGCAATCGGATAGTGATTTTCTGACTGACGTTTTTAAGATCGCACTAGGCGTTTTCATTGGCGGGCTATTGGCTGCTTTGGCATATGGCCAGATTCAAGAGTGGCAGCTAGAGCGTGCATTGGCTCAATCCAATGCGGCCATGAAACGCGAGATGCAGAAGGTAAAAGACCAAGAAGAGAAAGCGCGCAGAGATGCCGAGCAACGGCGAGTGCAGCAAGAGCAGCAAAGGCTGGCGGACGAACAAGCAGCCCGTGATCGTGCGGCTCAGCAGGCTGTTCAAAGGCAACAGGAATATGAGCGGAATGCTCGCAGGGAGGCTGCATGGAAGCGCTATTACCAGCCTTCGGCCTTGTGTAATGCGGATCCGCTCACCGTGCCCTGTGTAAATGCAGGTATGGTGGCGCGGAGGAATTTTGATGCTCAGTACAGGGATTAGCCGACTCTGAAAATTGGTGCATTGGCAGCGTGGCCTTCGGTCTGGGCTAGCTCGTTTTCTAGCAGCTCGATTTGCTCCATGAGGCGCTTGTTTTGGCGCTTCAAGCTTTCGGCTAGTGCTGCGTGTGCCGCTGCGTGGTTGAAGGCTACGGCGTCGGCTGTCATGCGGCCCCAGGTGGACTCCCAAAAAAGGGCAAGCATCACGGAGCGTGGCGCTTGCCCTTGGGCGCGGTACTTTCGAAGCGTTGAGCTGCTGATTCCAAGGTGGCGGGCTATCTGGTCGATATCGCCATGGATGTCGTTGAGCAGCGTGTGGATATGGGGGAGATTGGCTTGAGATGGTGCACGGAACAT